TTGAGCTTTTTCTTCTTCATCTGGCGCTACTTCAATAAATATACCGAAATCATATATATATAAATCACTTATTTCTTCTAGTATAGATACATTATACTTGCCAATTTGCATTCTAAATTCTTCTTTAAACTCAGCGAATTCTAAAATATCAGCTACTCTGATTGATAAAGCTTCAGCTAGAGTTTGAGTGATGTATAGACTACCCTCTAATATATGGCGTGTAGCAGTATTTGAATTTAAAGCTGCAAGTTTTTGAACTCCTACCAATGAATATGGGTCTGGTTTGGTTCCGTCTCTTGCTTCATTTAAACCTGTTACGCTTCTAATCATCTCTAAATAATGATTGTAACTGGCTACTAAACTATTAATTTTTCCTTGTCCGCTACTACCAGTTAGTTGTTGAATAGGAACTCTTGCATTATTAAATTCTCCATCTTGAGTATAACTACGTCCTATAACCGACCCAGTTTGAAAATATAATCTCAAAGCATCTTGAGGGTTATAAGCATTACCTGTTCCTAGATCTACTTCATTTAAACCGTCTGCATCTATAAATACACCGTCTGGGACTAATCTAGCAATTACCTGTTGCAATTTAAGATGAGTAATTTGTATTAAATCTGCGAAGCTTATCATTCTTCTTACTAATGATTCTATTGTACCTTTATACATCCGTGGAGCACACGCAACATAATTAGGCATAGCATGTTGGGATGCAGATTGGGGTCTCACCATGTTCTCCATTTTTTTCCACTCTAAGACAATGTTAGTTCCCATTACCATTACGCCTTCATACCATACATCTATTTTTTTCTCCACTCTTTCAAAGTTCCCTTCTTTCATCTTTTCTTCTGGTGGATTAAATTGATCATCTTTTTCAACCATTCTTACAGCACCGCTTTCTAATTTCTTTTTCTTATGTACTATTGTTTGAGTTGTTTTGTAATTAAAATATAATATTGTAGCTGTATCTCTATAGAACAAGCTGTTTTCATAAAATTGTGCTAAATTATAATAATTATACCACGCTTGGCTATATTTACTAATTTGAATAAGATCGTCATTTGTTAAGCTAGGATCAATCTTAATTAATTCTGTCATCGGAAGCGTTTTTATTTCTCCCCAATAAAAACAATCTTTAAAATATGGATCTTCTGTATAGCTATACACAACACTAGCAGGATCCACGTAATCAATTTTCACTCCCTCACCTGGTAAAAAACATTGTTTAGTAATTCCTATTCCTATTACCGTAAGATCATAGTCTACTCGCTTACGTACGTTAGAATAATGATTTTCTTCCAATAAAGTGTTAATAGCTTCTTCTTCGGCAATTTCAATCCCTGGTTTGTAATTTAATTGCATGTATAATGCAAGCTCTTCATCATTATTAGGAAGTTCATCAGGATCAGTCGCAAAAGGATTAACCCCAAACCCTTGTTGGATTTGGTGAAGGATAGGTTTGGCTACCATGTCAGCCTCAATCATATCTTGAAATGCTGATCTATTTTCTGCAGATAATGCGTCCTGTGCGTAAGCTTGGACTTTAAACAGTCTATCTGACATGCCGTTTACCACTATATCTACAAACTTAGGAATAATAGGAACTGGAGTCCAGTCTAAATTAAGATAACTTAAATCTCCATCAATAGCTAGTTCGTCTTTATATTTTTGTACTGGTTGCTCGCCACGCGCATATAATCTTAATCTATGGTAATCTCTCCATTGTCCATAAAATCTACATTGATTTCCACTTTTTCTAAACCATTCGTATTGTATTGCTTGGCCTATCTGTAACCCGTATTCAACTGTATCTTTTTCTCTGTCTGAAACAAATAAGTCAGGAAAGCCTGCGGGGTTTATGTTAATTGTTACTTCTTTCATTAATTAAGAATTTCGCTATGGTATCCTTCATTGTTATATCTTGCAAAGTTAACGCTTATTTTTGACTCTTTTTGTTGGGGGGTATAAAGGTGTTTTTGATTAGCCATTATAGCCAAACCCGAACTAATAGTGGCATCAAATTTTGTTCTGTTGTTTATATTAAATCTAGCCCATTCTGCTAAAGTCCTATTAAAATACATTACTCCCATATCATTTTTTTCTCTAAACGCTCCCTCCAAATCTATTCCTATATGTTTTTCTATATAACTTTCTATAGCAGTTGCATGTGCTTGTTTAACTTCTTCTGAGCTGTTAGGGATTCCTCCAATTTCTTTTTCTGCTCTAGATAGTTTATTAAAAAATTTATCTGGCCGGTTTAAACAATATTTACGATATCCTCTATTTTTAAAATGATATAATAATCTAGGTTTATTATTTTCAATTAAAATTGGCATTCCGTAAAAGACGCAAGCCATTAGTACTTCCTCAAAAAAGATTTCTGCAGTTTGAGGTCGTGCTACATATTCTAAAAAAAATTCATAACTAGGAGCATTCTCCATATTAAATTTAGTTAAACCATGCAAGGCTCCATTTGATCCTCTCCCCCCTACTGTGCCAGAAATATCATAAGAATCGCAGCCGAAGCTTCCAATATGTTCGTTTGCAGGAGCATACTTTCCGTTTAGATTTAACCTGTTATTTTGTAAATTCTTTTCTGGGATCCAAGATACTAAAAATCTTCCTCTTAAATCAGGCGACCATACAACTTTAGTGTCTTGAACGCCGTCTTTCCAGCTAAATCTACCCCGAGTTAAGTGATGTTCTTTAATTAAAGAGTCATTATAATCAATTTGTTGATATATTTTAGTAAGATTAAAAAGTGATTGTTTGCTTTCGTCTCTAAATGCATGAGAGTCAGTTCTTGGAAATTGCCTATAAAATTCATTTAATACATCTGGATCTCTTTTTAAAGAGTCTACTTCATTTTTCCAATAATCAATAGCTCCTTTATACATATACTCCCCGTCGGCTCCTTCCACTGGATTTGTAGGGGTATAAAATAAAGGCATTCCATATTTATCTATATATCCTTCAAAATTCCATTCCATTGGAATAAACAGATTATAGAGGCCGGTTTTAGTTTGTCCATTTTGATTTCTAGTATCTAAATTAGAATCATAAAATAATTTTTTAAAATTATCTCCTCCTTTATCTAAAGCATTACAGGTAGATCCCATCATGCATTTTCCAATTATTCTACTTCCTAATCGTAAACAGGTTTTAGTAACATTCCAGTTATTAATAATATTTTCTGGCTTCATCCATTTACCAGATTCATCATGAATTAGTAGTTTTAATTTTTCTCCATCATAACTATTTTCTGCAGTATTTTTCCAGTCAATAGTTGTATCTAGTCCTTCTAATTCTTCTTTTTCAGGTTCATACATATTTTTTTTAGTAATCTTAGAGGCTGGAACCCTATATCCTAATTCAGTTTTAGGTCTATCCATTCCATCTTGAATAGGTTTAAAAAAGAAAGGATAGTGATGAGATATAGGAACTACTTTATCGGTAAACATTTTTTTAGCATCCCATCCTGTTTTAGATAGAATTCCTATCCTAGCATCTTTACTTATGGTAGCTGTATTAACTGCCTCACACGAACCCATAAAAGAAAAGCCGGATCTTCTTATTTTTAAATAACACATTCCAAAACTTCTTTTATCAGCTTTACAGGCTTCCCAGTATATATAAAATATTCTGTTTGCTTCACGAAAATCCGGTTTCCCTATATCTATTTTAGTCCACTGCAAATACATGTAGTGTGTGCCGCTAATGTAAGTAGGGGTGCCGTTATTATAAAACCAAAATCCTTCTTCTCTTCTGTTAAACTCGTTTTCAATATAATCTACCCACTTATCTTTAAAATCATTAGGCATTTCATGCCATTGAAATATTGATGGTATTCTTGATAATTCTTTAGGATATTCAAATGCTTCCCAATATTGATCAGTAGTTTTTTTAGATCTTTTGTACACTGGTTTAGGTTGTAGCGGAAGACCAATGAGTAATCCATTAACATTATATATTTCTCCAACTGTCCCGTCTTTGCTTATTACCACTAAATCATGCTTAAGGTTATATCCATATTTCCAGGATCTATGCTGATTCATTTTCAACATAGACTGTTTAGATACATGGTTGGGAACAACCTGATATATTTTATTTAGATCTTCTTTCTGCAAAACCTTGCTGTATTTTTTCCTCCTCTTTTACCACACCGTTTAGTAATTCTTTTTCTGTTTCAATACGTGAGAGTATTTCAAACGCATCGAATATGGCTAAC